TCACCGCGCGCGCTCCTCGTGGGAACTCGGTGCGTGCGCGGCGCTGGCGCGCCTGACTTTTTTCGCCTGTAACACGACAAGAATATCCGTCTTGTTCTTCTCGTCAGATGAACTGGTGAGCCAGCCTTTTGGCAGGAAACTAAATCCGGTATCGGCGTTCGTGACCTTCGACTCAGCCAGGCCACCCAGCAAAATGATATCCCCGTCAGCCGCTGATACCTCCGTATTGACCTCGCGCTTAATAAGCGTCGGGCTGTTATTGACGCCCGTATCCGTCTTCGCAAAGCTGGAAAGCTGCTGCTTAATCACCAGGTCAATATTGTCAGTCCGGATTTGCGGCTTCACGTCAAGAATAACGCCGCTGGAACGGTACTCTATCGACTGTATCGGTCTGTTATCGGCATAGCTCACCTGACCCAGCACCGGTACCTCGTTACCCACTGAAAACGTGGCTGACGCGCCATCTTTCACCCTGAGCCGCGGGGAACTGACCACATGAAAACGGCTGTCCGTCCTGAACAGCTCATACAGCGCATCGAGAGAGCCGGTATTCACCCGGATAAAATTATCAAAGCCGCCCGATGTGCCAATCTGAATATTCAGCCTGCCGGAAAGCAGCTTCGCCGCCAGAGCCAGCCCTGAGCCGTTACGTTCGCTGGTCTGCACCTCAAAAACATAAGCCGCAACAATCACTTCCTCAGATGCGGTATCAATCAGCGGTAACAGCGTCTGTAACCGCTTAATTTCTGATTTCCGGCCATAATAAACCAGCACGTCTCCGGTGCGGTTCATGAAGTCCGATGCCGTACCCGCGACCGCCGCTTCCGGTGATATCTGCCCGGAAGGCAACGAATTACGCTGGCTGTTAAACTGCCCGGTAAACTGTCCGGCCAAAATGTCAGAAAGGTACGCCACGGAACGGAAGCGGGGCCGATAGACAAAGGTCTCCTGCGGCGGCACATACGCTTTAGGCGTGAACGGCGCCACGTAATCAATGCCCTGTTTGTTGTAAATGGCAATGTTCATATTGCCAAGATAGCGCTTAATGAATGCCCGTTCATCGATATCCGGCGTGATACGGAACGTCACCACCTTATCCGATTTGGCAAGCTCCGGGTCAAGCATAAAAGGCTTATCAAACACCTGAATATAAATCATATTCAGCGCCTGCGGCAGCGGCACGGCGTTAAGCTCCAGACTGACGCCCTTCGCCATAACCAGCCCCGGAATCAGTAAAAAAAGTAAAGCTGTAATCAGTTTCATCGTATCGCCCCTGAATATACCGTGACCGTCTCGCCATCGATTTCACCCGTCATCATCATGCCGTCAAAGCTGAACTGAGAAGCCGGCTCTATGCGCAGCCTGCCTGACGTGTCCGCCACGACAACCCATGCCTGGCCATCACGTTTAAGCCGTCCGGCGAGACGCCACTTATCCGAGACAACGGGCTTAGCTGGCGCGGCAGGAACCGAAGCCGCTACATTATTTGTAGCGGGTAAATCTTTAGTCTGCTGTACAGGCTCTGAATTACCGTTAGATGTGAAAAACCAGAACAGATAAAAAATGGCAATCACCGCCAGAATCAGTAATCCGGCAGCTTTAAACCACAGCATTTTTGAACTGAAAATATTCTGACGTTTATCGGTGACAAGCTCCCTTCCCTGCCCGTTTTCATGGGATTTATATAAAGGGAATATCGCCTTATCATATTTATTCTGATAACTGTTCGTCAGATTCGACTTAAAAAGTTTGATGCCCGTAAATACGTCCACACGGTAGCGGTTATGCAGCCCCAGCGCCACATGCTTGCTCATGCGATACGTGGTTTCCACCCTGTCCTTGATGAATCGCGGGAGGTTGGCAACGGACTGATTCATAACCACTAAATCACAGGTTACGCCCGTTTTTTCATCGGCAAAATGACGGTGCTCAGCAATGAAAGAACGATGATTTGCAGGTATACCCTTATCGCTCTCCCATATGCGCCATGCTTCATCGATACAGATCAAATCCCCCGGACGGCAGAACGTATCATCCGCAATGCCGGAATCCGTTTTATACGGGAAAAAGTTTTCTTTCTGCACATCTTCATTCTGAACAAGCAGAATTTCACCAAGTGACTCCCTGTCAGCTTTTTTAATATCAACGCAGTAATCATAAATACTTTGCGTGGCAAGACCGTAAATATTACTGACAATGCGACGCCCCGCGATACAGGCGGGGATAATTACGCTTGCCACCACTTCGTAAGATTTACCGCTACCCGGAATGCCTACATACGCAGAAATAGCCATAAATTAACCAATCAGAGGAATACGACGAATAATAAAGCGTGTTAACAATGCAGAAAACATCAGTTTAATCCCTTCCGTGACCATAAACAGATTCACGAAATACCATACGCTGTCCGGCAGTGAGGAAAACAACCCGGCAATATCAACAGACTTCGGCAACAGTGACGCCAGAACCGGAACAAACGCCTGTACAACAAAGTACAGGCCGAAAAAAAGAATAAACTTAACAACCACCGTTCGCAGCACAAAACCCAGCGCCACGTTAAAAGCAGAAACCAGAATACCAAACATAACGCCTCCTTCACGCTGTCAGAATGATACGCAGCGAAATAATGCCCCAGATAAGTAGGAATACCGCTTTCAGAAGTGGCCTGATTTTTTCCATAAGTTCACAGTGGGAATCAATGGAATACTTATTGTCCCACAATTCAAACGACCATACCGGACACTGTACATCCTTCGATGAAATACTCAGGTTTTTAATGTCCGGCATAATGTTTCTTAACGGATTTAAAATTTCTTCACCAGAAGGGGCATCATCAAGAGAAGGTGCAGGAATAGCAGGATTTACACCCAGTGAAAAGGGGGGGGTATCTGCCGAAGGTTTTCCCGGTTCTGGTTTTGACTCTGGATTTGTTAAAGGATTTGTCTGCGTAAGCACTTCGGGTTTTAACTCAGGTGATAAATTAATACCATTAAGTAAATCCTGTAAAGAAACAGTATTCGTCCCTAATGCAGCATTAATTTCAGCCGCCGTTACCGGGTTTGATGATGTAACGGGGACCCCTTCATAGTCAGGAAGTAATGAAGCCTTGAGCATCATATTATTAAGGAATTTAGCCAAAAAAACAGGCGATACATTCACATCTTTAGCTTCGTCATAGAACTTCGCATAATCTACATCGCCTTTAATATCTGGAAATGACGAATACTTATTAAAATATTTATAAAAGGCGTTAATATCTGAAAGGTTAATGGATATTTTGTAAGTGCGATTTTTGGTTTCTTTCTTGGGTTTGTAATAAACAGTATAATCCCCCTCACCAATGAAAGTGGAACTATCTTTTTTTTTAAATCGAATATTAGTTAGCGCTGAAATCTCGCAGTTTTCCTCAAGAAGACATGCAAATGGATTTTCATTATATTTATTTCTCTCAAAAGAGGATGTAATATAATTTGTAAGTCTGCCATTGTCTACGTTTTGCATAATAACAGAATCATCATTCAGGCTAAAAGCATCAACAACGTTAAAACCCAGCAAAACCCATGACGCCGCGCCTACCGCATCTTTGAAAAGACTTGAACGTCCGGCATTTTTCACAATCTCTTTGGCAGCGACATTATTAACCGCTTTGACAGTTGATAAATAAACGGCATCATTTGCAGCACGTTTTGCCACGACAGAAGAAAACAACCGTGGTAATACACGAACAGCAGCGACTGCAAGCGGATTTGCATGAACGTAAGCAGACAACAAAAGCAAAACAATCAGGAATCCAGCCCCTGTATAACGGCCCACGCGCATAACAACCCCCAAAAGAAACACATAAAATCAAAAAGGTATTGAGTCATAAATTTAAAGGGGCTGTTACGCCCCTTACCTTTATCAATTAAGCGCTGCGAACCATACGCAAAATCCAGCGAACACCCGCAGAACCTGCATACAGAACAATCAGAGAACCCGCTACCGCCATAATCCCGGTCAGAACCGAACCGAAATTAACGCTGTTAGTCAGCGGCGTGAGGTCAATACCTTTTGCAGCCCCACCACCACCCGGAACAGGGTCAGCAGCAAATACGGCAGGTGCAGCAACTGCAAGAGTAAAAGCACCAATACGGGTTAAAGCCAGTTTAGTCTTACCAAACATAAAAACTCCTTTTATGCATTTCTTACGTGTTTAAGAATTTCACCTATTCCCTTTGCAAACAGCCACAGGAAAAAGGTTGTCGTAAAAGCCAGCCCCCAAAATTGCGCCGCGACTGAATAATCAATATCGGGTACAGGCTTATCCTGAGAAACTACCGAAGACTGTAATTTAACAACTTCTGACTTCGGTAATTTCAAAGTCACTTCATCGCATCCGTCAGGGCTACCAAAGCTAATATTCGGATTGCAATATTTAGTCTTAATGATTATCTCATCTGACATAATAATTTATTAGATTTAACGAAACCTTATTGGCTCACACCTATCCCTTTATCTCTATAATGCCGCCGTCAGAAGAAAAATTATAAGTTACACCTTCCCTGCCCTCCATTGACCACGCGCGAACATACACGGGAATTTGAACTAACTTCCCGATAAAAGTATTCGCCTGATTCATTAGGCCTGCATTCACAAGATTTTGTGAAACTCGAATAATAATTTGATCCTGCTTTGTACCACCAAAGCCATCAGGTATTTCAAGGCCGATACCGATTTCATTATAATAGCCCTGACCATTCACCTTTTTTCGCTGACGAGCGCCAAGCATCTTACCTTTAACAAACAACCCATAATTTGACATTCATATTCTCCACTTTAGGCAACTTTTAAATGACTAGCTTTATGATACCAGTCTGGAATTTTGCAATCAGAAACAACAACATCTCTTTTGTTTTTCACAATAACAGGGCTGAATTTTGCTATATTGCAACGTTGAGCAATATCAATGCCTATTTTTCTAAGTCTTGCTCTGTGCGTCTGTACTTGTTTTTTATTAAAATCGAATGAATGTCCATGCATCCACTGTATTGCATACATAGCTGTAGTGTTTGCCGACCTTGTACTATCGACAACACCCTGAGAGATTAAATGTTCACTGATAGTATCAAAATCCATAGCAGTCACCGATAATGTTTTATCAAGATTAACAAATTGGTTATGTAATTCGATCAAGCTTGAGTAATCTGATAAGCCCCAATATAAATAATGATATTTTTGTAGAAATCTAGATTTTAACTTTTGCTCAAATCTTACAATGCCATTTTCTGAGCAATACTCAACTACTTTAATTAAGTAGTTATATTCTTTAGAGTTATCACCAAATTTTGATTTTATTTTTTGTAGTGAATGCAATGCTAGTTCATGTGCTTTGTTATATACTGTTGGATAAATAAGGCTGGCATTTCCTTTCTTAGATAACCAGTCAACAGATTTACCATTACTATGGAGCCGTGGAACGCTATTTCTGTATGGTAATGTAGACAGGCCTGAAATATAGGCGTCTTCGTTACCTTTTCCAACAGAACGATTTGAAGTAATGTGTAACTCTCTGATGCATGCACCGTCAGCGACTAATGAAACAGCTTCATTTTCTTTCCCTTGCCTTGGCATTAACCGAGTACATTTTGTAAAAACTGGCAAACCAAGCAAAGAAAGAATTTCGTTGTAAACATAAACGCAGGCATCAACACTCTTAAGACCAAAAAGATTATCAAGCCTCCCCCAACGTGACGGGTTACCTGAGACCTTAAGCAATGATCCTCGTATTGAGATCGAAATGACATCACAAAAGGATCCCTTATGCTGGAATGTGGGCTGGCTTAGTGCTGAAGCCTCGCCGCTTTCAAGATGTATACGCTGATAAGCAACATCGCTCAGTATCGGCAACTGATAGCCGAAATCCTGTTCGATAGTTAACCAGTCGTAAAACATAGAATCTCTCAGTTTGTCCGGGTGAACCGCAAGGCTCAATATTGATACTAATTGGTGTCAATAATGCTATTACCAAACATACTGAACGTCAACAATACTGACACCAAAAAACATCATAACTGACACTTCAAGTTCAGCATTAAAAAAAGGAGGTTAAGATTGAGACCTTATAACCAGTACGAGAAGACCGAAGACATGGCAGCAGACAAAGAGTGCGCGGAGCGTATACGCCTATCCATTATTCAAAATTTCACGTATGACGATATTGAAAATGAAACGGGTATCAGCGTCAGTACCCTCAAAAGGCTGGCGTCTGGTGAAAGAGAACCAAAATTGATAGAAATCAGACAAATAGCTAAAGCGACAGGAAAAAATCCAGTGTGGCTTGCATTTGGTGAGTCAACCCTGCCTTCGCCTGAGGGAGTTAGCGAAAATATGACAGCTTTTGGTTACGGTGTTGATTTTAAGCTACAAGGTCATGCCGCAGGTGAAGCTGCCGCAAAAACGCGCCTTATGGCAGCGATCCGAGACATAGACAAAGATGATGTTGTTTTTCTTGAAAAATTTATAGACCTACTGAATCTCGATCGCACAATAAACAGTGTCAAAACCAAACGCTACAATTACACAACAGAAGAAGAAACGCTGAAGATGCTAAACCTTCCGCAGCCGAAGGGGAAAAAGTGAAAATACCGTGGGAAACCACGGTAAAGTTCGGGTGTCACAGAACCCCGAACCGCTTCGCGGTGAATATTTAACCAATTCACAAAAAGGAAGGTAATCATGAGAGGGTATAGAAAAAACAGCACTATTGTAGAAATCAGTTCAGGAAATGTATTTGCAGACATTACCATTCCAGACGCTTACGAGCTAAAGGAACAGGCTAATGCCATCCATAATGCACGTAATGGTGGTATCAGACTTTCATCAGCCCAGGTCACCGCAGCTAAAAAATTTTCGCTATAA